ACTAAAAGCGTATCTGTTTGACCCTGAAGGTGCTTTGCCAGCAGTATTGGCTTGGGCTGTTGAAGGTGCCGTAAAGTATTTGAACTCTAGTGCTAGAGACCCGCTTGGTTGGTGTTCTGCGGTTAGAGAGTCTGCTGAGATGTACCAAAAGAACGAAGACCGTATCGGTATGTTCCTTGAAGAAGTGGCAAAAGAGTCTGAGGGCACTATGCTTTCTGTAAAAATTCTTTACAGTGTCTATCGTGCTTGGTCGGAAGACCGTGGTGAAAGACCACTAACTCAAATCCGTTTTCAGCGTAAGTTGTCGGATAGAGGTCTTACTATAGACGGTCAAGGCTCTAAAGCGGTAGTAAAAGATATGATGCTTTTACCTAAGCCAGTAGAGCCACAGCCAGAAATCAACTGGGCTGAAGTAGAACTGAGAAGTAGAAATCACTTGTTCTAGTGGTGTCTAACACATTAGATTCTATAAATATGTTGTAGGATAAACCCGTCGAGTTGCGGGAGAGTAACAAGACTGGGTTGGGGTCGCAAGACCCCGCCCACCTAAAAGAAAGATAAATATGAAAATCGTTATAGCGACACCAATGTATGGCGGTAACTCAAAGAGTGTGTATGTGTCTTGTCTGACACAACTTACTGGTGAATTGGCTAAGGCTGGGCACTCAGTAAATATTATGTCCATCACAAACGAAAGTTTGATTACTAGAGCAAGAAACACTCTTACTCATATGTTTTTGAAAAGCGATGCTGACGCTTTGCTTTTTATTGATGGAGACCACGGTTGGGTTTCTGAAGACATAGTAAAAATGGTTAACTCAGGTAAAGATTTGATTGGTGCTATCTACCCAATGAAATCAATAAATTGGGATAATGTTCGCAAGGCTGCTCTTGCTGGGAAACCAAATCTAGAACTTTACTCTGGAAATTTTGCCGTGAACTTTTTACCAGAACAGCAGAACTTTAAGGCAGATGAACCTTTCAAAGTTCGTGATGTTGGTACTGGAATGATGTTTATTCGTAGAAATGTTTTGGAAGAAATTGCTAAATCAGATTTAGTAAAGAGATACCACAACAATTCTCCTAGCGTAGAAATACCTATGGGAGAAGAAATAGTTGAATTCTTTACAACTTACATTACCCCTGAGCCAGAATCTATTTTGCTTTCTGAAGATTATGCTTTCTGCGACATCTGGCGTAAGTTGGGACACGATGCTTGGGCTGCTCCTTGGGTAAGAATTACTCACGCTGGAGAATTTAATTTCCCAGGTTATTTCTTGAGTACTTTAGAAATTCAAGGTCAAGTAGAAGATGACCCAGACAAAACTCCTAGTCAGCCTGTTCCTGCTGAATTGAGTCAAGAAGATTCTTTACAGTTGTTGGATACCATTGTCGCTGATTCTGAGTCGGAATAGAATCTTTATTTAGACCGTCAGCAATCTTTCTAAACGAATCCCCTTTAGAACGCTCAAAAACAATTCTGTCTTTGACTTCTTGAGGGGTTTTGTTCATCGGCCCCATGTCTTTACCCCAAACTATTCCCCTAGCCCTGCGGTCTTTGTGGACATCTTTCTGACGCTCAGAAATAATTCCACGCTCCATCTCAGCCAAGGCAGACATAATTGTGACAACAAAACGACCTTGATATGAAGAAGTGTCCAAATTTAGGTCAAGCATAACTAAACGCCAACCGTTGCTATTGGCTCGGTCAATGATGCTCAAAAAGTCCTTTGTAGAGCGTGCTAGACGGTCTATGCGGGTGACAAATAAAGCGTGTGCTTCTTTGTTATCTAGTCTTTTTAAAGCCCCTGAAAGGGCTGGGCGACCCGAAATAGACTTACCTGAGCGACCCTCTTCTCTAACTAACTCAAACTGCGTGTAGCCAGCCAACTCTGCTGCTTGCCTAAGTTGTCGCTCTTGGACATCTAGGCTTACGCCATCACTAACTTGAAGTTGTGTAGATACACGAGCATAGAGCAAGGCTAGTTCATTATTGGTCAAGGTTCTCCTGTTTGGCTTCTGCTAGTTGAGCCTTACGCTTTATCTTATACTCTTTAGCCAAATGCTCGTCTGTCTTGTTTTTAGAATGTACAGTTTTTACCTTATCCATTCCACAACTGCGGAAGCAGTCTGAGCCAGTTAGAACATCTATCCACTCAACGCCCTTTTCAGTTTTTACATGCTTTACAAATCGGTGTCGGCCGGGCCAACCTTTTATTTTTAGTTCTGTGCCGGGTTTTACATAACGACCATTGATTTGTAGTTCCGTTGTGATTTCCCATTTATCATTTGGTCTTGGTCCAGACGGAACCGTTGCTTTTCTTTTTTTCATAGTTTTACTCCTATACCTATATGTATATAGTATCACTTTTATTTGTTTATGTCAATACCCAAATATTCGTGAGAATAACTCCAACGATTAGGGTCTATGCTCCAGCGTGATTTTCCATCTAGATTTTGTCCGTCTGTTCTACGCATATGATTTTTAGATGTTGGCTTCCATAGCGGTGAGTTATCACGATACCCACCCAGCCTTGGGTGGCTAGTTTTTGAGAAATATCTTTTTCCGTTGTCCAAATAATGTTGAGCAACCGCCTCAGAAAGTTTTGGTCCTAATCCAAAGCCTTGAAAGTCTGGGTGAATAACAAGTCTGTGCTCTCTGTAAGCATTTTGAACTGTTCCAGATGGATAAGCAATAGACGCTACAAAACCAACTAGCGAGCCGTTCCAGAGTGCCAAGTAGCAGTGTGCTGATTTGTTGAGCGATTCGGAGAGATAGTGGTGCGAAGCGAAGTGGCTCCAAATTTCGTTTGAGCAAGCAAAGACTTCAAGAACCATTTCTGGTCGATGAAGATACCTTCCCGAAGCCCACTCGCCTCTGTCAGTGTCAATAATCCAATCTGGTTCTAAATACTCAAGGATATCTCTGTGGCAGGTTGCTAAAACTATATTTTGAATATTATTCTTTTTTACATATCGAGACATTGCTGTTGAAGCAGCCTTAGCAACATTGCGGTCAATTACAGATGTAAATTCATCTATGCGGGCAAAGTCGTGAAGAGAGCGTGCTAGGTCTGCTCTAAACTGCTGACCGTTAGACAATACTGAATATGGTTTTACCCACTCTGGAACTGACATAAGACCAGCGGCAGAAAGTTTTTCTAGTGCCTCTACTGGCGTATCAAAATGAGATGCTATTGATTTATTGTTATCCCAAATTGGCTTAGATATTTCACTACCGAATTGAGATAAAAGTTTAGATTTACCTGTCCCAGATGCCCCAACAATTACTCCTATGCCCCAAGTTTTAGGTAAATCTGTTGGCAAAAGATACGGATAGAACTTTTCTTGACCATTAGATATATAATCAAACGGTTTTATAAGTTCCTGTGTAATTTCATCAAGATTTACGCTTGATGTGAGTGGCTCTTTTGAGCGTTCTAGTTTTATCCAATCGGTCATAAAAATAGCCTATCAGGTTTAGTGGGATAATTTAATTACATATGGAACAACAAAATAAAGGTCAAGACCCAAATAAATGCAAGGTCTGCGGTAAATTTTTTGTAGTTAAAGTGCTGGCTCGCTGCTGTGAAGAGAAGCACAACGGGGTAGTTTTTGTTAGAAACAAAGACAAAATGTAAATTTAGTTAGATAAGGCTTGAACCTGAGCCTCTAATTCTTCTACTTTAGTAACTAAAAGCACTACTACTTCTGCCACGGTTTTTAAATCTTCTGGACTGACATATCCGTCTTGACCAAATTTTTCCAGCAATAATTTAATTTCTTCCATAATTTACTCCTAAGCCCATCCGCCAGAAATAATTGCTGGTGCTGTTGAACCAATTTTAGTAATTTGTTGATAAGAGTTGGCAAGCATGGTAGCCGTAGAACCTCCACCAGTAGAGATTTGATATTTAAATTCTACGGTTCCACCAGTTGTGGCATTGCTCCGAAAATATCCCTCAACAAAAATAGTTGAGTTAGAAGTAGTTGACGACAGTGTTGGTGAAACGCTTGTAGCAGTTGTGGTTAAAACCCTACTAGAAAGAACTCCACCAGAAGTTCCAGAAATAAACATAGAGTTATAATAAATGCTGACTGGTGCGTTAGCAAAAGTTGGGACTAACTGAATAGCGGCAGGTACTGACGAAAAAGAAAAGTTAACTGAAAGATTTAATTTAAAGAAATAAGTTTTACCTGCTTCTAAAGTTAAAGTTCTAGCACCTGTTGGAAATATGGACTGCGGTGTGTTAGTTGTAGCAGCAGTTGCGTTTGCATTTGAATAAGCCCACGCTGGGGCAAAAATTGTACCTTTACCAGCCGATGTTCCAGTTGTTGTAAGTGTGTAAATATCTCCGTTGTAATCTAACAACCCAGAAGCGGCTGTAGTAGTTGAATTAGCAATTAATGGAGTAGTTAGAGTTGGGCTTGTAGAAAATACAAGATTTCCAGAGCCTGTTTCATCGGAAATTGTACCTGCTAATTGAGCAGAAGTTGTAGCAGCGTAGTAAGTGTTGCTAAGAGTCGGTTGTACCCAGAACGGGGCGTTTGTGCTTGAGTTAAAGGCAAGTGTCGAGTTGTTTGTCGCGGTTCTAGCCAAGAAAGTAGTGGTGTTTGCTGCTGATTGATAAGGCAATGAGCCAGCATCACCAGCACCTATGTTTACTGAGATGCTAGTAGTGGCTGCGTTTAGGTTTGCTACTTGAGTAGTAGATGTAACTGTAAAAGGTGATGTACCAGTAGCAACATTTGAAGTGAATGTAGGTGCCGTTACTACTTGAGTAAAGGAACCACCGCTAAGAAACTGGAACGCTGAACCAGATTGTTTTGTAATGGCTGCGTCACCTAAAGTTATACTTCCTTGACCAGCGGTGTTAGAAAAAATTTGTCCAGTTGCTCTTAAATTTCCAGTAACATTCAAACTTGTTCCAGTAGCCACACCTATATTTGGGGTAGTGAAAGTGGGGCTAGTTGAGAATACTAAATTGCCTGTTCCTGTTTCATCTGAAATAAGTCCAGCAAATGTAGCAGAAGTCATTGTGCCGTTTAGCAGTGACACATCGGTTGAATACTTTAGGGAAGTCCAAGCGGTTGACCCGTTTCCAATTTTGAACTCTAGAGTGTCTGTCTCAAAACCAATTTCACCTGAAGCAAGCGTAGGATTTGCGGTAGTCCAGTTTGCTGCGGTGTCTCTACGGACTTGGACTTTAGTTGATACTGGCATTTACTACCCCTTTACTGGTGGTAGTACGCTTAGTTCTTCTTGATAAGTCTGAATTACGGTCTCTATCTCTCTGATTGCCGTATCTGCTTCGGTAACTAATTCAGGCTTACCGTTTCTTTGGGCAGCAAGTCTATTTATTTTATGCTGATAACCTTCAGCAGCAAGTTGCTGAATACGCTTGGTAAGAACTTCTCTACGCTCTTCAATTGGCAATAGAGCAGCAAAGTCAATTGTCATTATTTATTCCTTATTAGGCTTAGGCGCTTCCACCATCAATAGTAACAGCATACAAGGTTCCAACATTGCTTACTGAAACCATAGCCGTGCCGTTTGAATACTGAACTTCAAATGGATTGACTTGCTGAGTAGCGTGGTTCTTGACCACAAGACCAGCGGCTGAGTTTGCTGCGTTCTGGAAAGTTTGTAGTGCAGTAAATGTTCCAGTGCTGGCAAATCGTGGAACTACTGTGGTGTCAATTGAAACTGAACCAGTTGAGGTAATCGTGGTGAACGACATACCTGTTCCAGCAGAAACGCTAGTAACTCCTGTTGCGGTTGGTGCTGCCCAGTAAGGTGCTCCAGTTGTGTTGGCTGATAGCACATAGTTGTTTCCAGCAGGTGCTGAAAGAGTGGTAGTTGTGTTAGCAGCAGAGTTGTAGAAAATAAGGTTGGCAGCACCAGTGATGTTGTTTGCCTGAGCAACGGTAGCCGAACCGACATAAGTGGTGTTGGCAAGAGTTCCACTAGTTGGCAAAGTTACTGCTGTGTTAGCAGTGGCTGTCAGGTTGATTGAGTACGCACCAGTTGTTGCCAGCGTTGCACCATCGGCGATGGTCAGCGTGGCTGAAGTGGTAGGTGCTGTAATTGTTACCTTGTTGACGCTTGTGGCAGTTGCTACTCCAAGAGTTGGAGTCACAAGTGTCGGGCTAGTAGCAAATACAAGAGAACCGCTACCAGTCTCGTCTGTTACAGCGGTAGCAAGGTTAGAACTGCTTGGCGTTGCCAAAAATGTTAGAACACCTGTTCCAGCACCAGTAAGGTTTGCCAACGGGTACTGAGTACCATTTACCAAGTTGGCAAACGATGGAACACCAATGTTTGGCGTGGTAAGTACTGGGCTTGTGCTAAATACAAGGTTTCCAGAACCAGTTTCGTCTGAAATAACTCCAGCAAGTTGGGCTGAAGTAGTTGCTCCGTAGTATGTGTTGCTTAGTGTTGGGGTTACCCAGTATGGAGCATTTGTGCCTGTGTTGTAAGCAAGAACTTGGTTGTTAGTGGTGGTTGCGGTGAGTTTAGATGTGGTATTTACACCAGACATGTAAACAATTTCACCCTTGTTTGCTGTACCGCCAGTTAGGTTAGAAGCAAGCGAAGCAACACCAGTAAGCGATGCGGTGATTGTTCCAGCAGAGAAGTTTCCAGATGCGTCACGAGCAACAATCGCAGATGCGGTGTTGGCTGAAGCAACGCTGTACCCAAGAACCTGAGTAGATGAAAGAACGGTTGTTCCGTTGATTTCATAAACTTTTCCAGAATCAATGTTGATGTCTTCAGAAGATGTCCAAGCACTGGTGCTAGAAACCCATTGCCAAGTTTTATTTCCTCCAGTGGTGGCTAATACAGTAAGACCAGCACCATTTGCAGTTGCGTTAGTTGAACCGCTTGTGTCAAATGTAAGGCTTCCACCGCTTGCTACTGGGTTATCTAAGGTAAAAGCAGTGGCGTTTATAATGCTGACAATTGTGGTACCAGTTAGTGTTGATGTACCAGCGGTTTTTGTAATTGTTTGACCGACAAGTAGGCCAGCGGTATTGGAACCTGTAATTGTGGCACTTGAGGTAGTTGCTGTACCAGTTCTTCCAGTTACTACTGCTACAGACGCTAACTCAATGTTTTTATCGTCTACTTGAACTGTTGAAGAGTTCAGAGTAGTAGTGGTTCCGTTTACAGTTAGGTTTCCGCCAACGGTGACATCGCCAGATGTGGTGACGCTAGTAACGCTGGCTGCTCCGCTAAGTAAAGAAGCGTCGCTCTGATAGAGCAACGATGTCCAAGTATTAGCACCGTCACCAATCTTAAATTTATTATTGGTAGTGTCAAAACCAATTTCACCAGCCGCTAGGGTTGGGTTGGTTGAAGTCCAGTTAGCAGCCGTATCTCTACGGAGTTGAATTTTGGTCTGAACGGCCATTTGTTATCCTTTTTAAAATGCTTTATAGTGGAAGTCTATATAAAAGTTTATCACGCATTGCCGCCTTCAATTTTGGCAACTCCTAGCGTAGATGTGTCTTCTCCCGCTGTTGTTGGGATATTGTCTATCAAAACTACCTCTGTTCCAGAAGCACCTGCTTTGATAGCAATTTTTAGTGTCCCAGCATCAGTTCCGTCTTTTAGGAACTCAATTGAAGAATTGGCTCCTGGCGACGCTGGAGAAGTGTTTTGTTTTTGAAGCGTAAGAGAGTTTCCGCTTATGTTATTAGCGGTTAGATTACCGCTTTGGTCGATTCCAGCGACTACAACATTGGCAGACGACATAACCTGAAGAATATTGGCAGTCCCCCCAGCACCCTTGATAATCAAAGTTGCTGCGTTTGCTGAGCCAGCAACCATAGTCTGAGTTCCAGTAAAAGTTTGAGTAGCACTGAGGAACGGAATTACAGCACTATCTACAGCCAAAGTTCCAGTAGTTGTGATGGTTCCACCAGTAAGACCAGTGCCACCAATAACGCTAGATACGGTGTTAGCCCAAGTTGTTACATAATTTGTGTTTCCAACTTTGGTAAGAACTTGACCTTGAGTCCCCCCGACAGCCACTCCTACTGGAGTTACAACAGCATCCCAAGCGGTACCTGTCCACTTCCAAGTACGCTCGCCTACGGAAAATGTATCATTTACTGACGGTGAGTTAGGAAAATCTACGGCGGTCACTATGCCACCTGCTGTGCGGTAACAATAAGTGCTGCGGTGGATGGTCTGGTTGGGTTAATGTCTGATGGGTAGGACTCTAGGCTTACCGTTGTATCCAACCGACAATCATGTGTGCTTGTGAACCCGGACTATTGTCTTTTCTTGCTGGAATAGAGACAAATCCTGTAGAGCCAGCAACATTTGTACCATTTATACGAAGCCAAACATAGATGTTTTCTAAAGAGTTAGATGTATTTTGGAATTGCCCAGACCACTGAATGTTGTACAACCCTGCGGTTGGAAAATAAATTCTGCTTGTGTTTGAAAAGTAGACATCTCCAGAAAAATCTATTGTGTCCCAAGGCATAGCGTAAGCGACAGTAGTGTCAGTAATTTCTTGTCTACCTAAATATTGAAACCCGCCATATTTTCCAGCAAGCGTTCCTGTTGCCCCAGCAGGACCTGTAGCACCTGTCGCTCCAGCAGGACCCGCATAACTTGTTGAGGTCTCTACCCAATAGCCGTCATAGTAAAAGTAAAGTTGTGCCGTGTCTGAACGAAACCATAGGTCGCCTTGAACCACATTTGCCGTAGGTGCGGTCTCTGAGATTGTGTATTGGCCAGACTCGCCTTGAGGTCCAGCAGGTCCTTGAGGTCCAGTGGGACCTGTTGCTCCTTGAGGTCCCCAGCCAGTAATTTTTACTTGATTATTGACTTCTTGAACAATAACTTTGTTATTGTCTCTGGCGTTTATCTTTACTAAGGGTCTCTCGTCGTTGATTTCAACTGCCATTAGCGAGTCACCTCGGCTGAAACCTTGAAGTTGCCTTCAAGTAATCTAGTTACCACTCCACCGCCAGACACCAACTCTAGGTCGTAGACATACTGACCTGCGGTTAGGGCCGCTGTGTTAGTGGCTGAAATTAGTAAATCTACTGTCCCTGCGGTTCCACCTAAAGTAATAGTCCCAGTATTACCAGCGGTGGTGGATAGGGTGGCAATTATGGTGTTGGAAGTTACATCTGACCTGACTTGCATACGGGCTGTATAGCCAGTCAAGTTATACGCGTCTCTTGCTGAGTCAGTCCAAGTAACTTGACGCTGAAAGGTAGCACCTTGCTGGCAGGTGATGTTGTAAAGTCCAGCAATTCCACAGGTCATAGAAGCCTCAATCGGGAGAATGTAGTCCTTATTATTTTACAATAAAACGAATTGTATGACTTTTAGACAAGACCAAATCAACCAACGGGGTTGGTTTATTTGGCTTTATTGGTTAGCGAAGTAGCAGTTTGGCACTTTCGTCAATAACTTCGGTGGCAGAAGGCTCTATGGCACTTCTGTTTTCGTTCCAATGGTGGAAACAAAATAGCAGGTCACCAGACTCCAAAGCGACATAAACATATGCTTGCGCTCCGCAAGCATCGCAGCGGTCTTCCGTTGTTATTACATAGTCGGGAACTTCTACTTTTGTGTCCATAATGAAATTATAAGGTAAAATAAAATATGCTTGATTTACTAGAAACCCCCGAAACCCAAGAAACCGACAACAGCGACTCAAATCACTTTGCTCACTATGCCGAGAAAGTTTCTGTTACAGAGGGCTATGTTTTAGGAACTCCAGTAATGGCAATTTGCGGAAAAACCTTTGTGCCGTCAAGGGACCCGGAAAAGTTTCCAGTGTGTCCAGTCTGCAAAGAAATTATGGATTCGCTATTCTTGCCAAATGACTAAAACTAGCAAAAACCAGTTCAAGTTATACTTTTAAATCCAACCCCCAACTCTCCCGACAGGTGAATAATGTCTATTTTTTCGTTTCGACTCAGTGAAGATTTTGTAGAAGAATACCGCTCAAAGCCATCTCCTTTCGGCTACAAAGATGCCGCTGGCAACTCTGTGGGCGAAATTACATTTCTTAGAACATACTCTCGTCTAAAAGAAAACGGAACCAAGGAAACTTGGACCGATGTGTGTGAGCGTGTTATCAACGGTATGTATTCACTACAAAAGGACTACTGTAAAACTGAGCGGTTGCCTTGGGATGGTGTAAAGGCTCAGTCGTCTGCTCGTGAAGCATTTGACAGATTGTTCCAATTGAAATGGAC